CGCTTTCATCTTCATCGTCCTCTTCCTTGCGCGCCATCTCCGAGTCGAAGAACGCCTCGATGTAAGCAGAAGAGGCGTCAGCCCACTTTTCTGCATTGCGGCACTTCACACCAACAACCTCCAGGGCCTGAGCCTTAATGGCGATGGGATCGCAGCTATCGGTAGTGAATTCTTTGCCCGCCAGGCGTACAGCCGAGTCGCGAGCGGCAAGCACCAGGGTCACACGTTGAGCCAAGGCCGAATCACTGGCCTTGGCCTTCAGGGTGGTCAGCTCACCATCAAGCGAGTCGCGGGTGGCTTCAGCTTTGTCGGCACGGGACTTTTCCGCATCCAGGGTGCCGGCCAACGAGTCGATGGCCTTCTGGATGATCGTCTGTGTATTTTCGTCCGGGACCTCTACCATGGCGCCGTCGAAGAGTTTTACCTTCGGCATCTCAATTACCTTTGTTTGTGAGTCAAAAAGGCGGGCGCGATGGCCCGCTCGAGCTTTGCCGCATAACGCGACGTGGTTAATCTCAGGGCCGGACTGAATGAAGTCATACGCCTCGCCGGACGGAGTTAAGCCAGGACGGTAGTCGTACTCAGATTCATACCCAGCGCTTAGCTCCGCCTTCCCAGAGTCGACCGCTTTGATTGCGAAGCCGTCTTTGATCAGAAGATCAACGACTACCCAGTCAGGATCTGTTTCATCACGACGCCCTTCGCTCATCACATGGCCTACCGAAGTCCCCATGTAGTTCTCGGCGCCCACGAAGTCTCCAGGGTGCTCTACGGTGATATCGGCATTGTCGTAGCTCTGGAGTGATATCGGATCAAATACCGACTCGGGCGGGCGATAGACGCGCATGACGTCAGTTGGTTTGAGAGACAGGCCGAATTGCGTATTAATGGCTTGGTAGTCGAACTCCATTGCGAAGTAGTTCTGCACACCAACTCTGGCCACCCGCCCCGGCACTTTCAAATAGCCGTTATCAGTGAATTCGCGGCGACTCCCCAGCGAGGCGCTCTTGTCTTGAACCTTGAGTTTCATGCTTAGATTCCGGGCATAAAAAACCCCGCATCAGCAGGGCTCAATAATCGAATCCCTCTATCTGAGGGGTGAAAGTGCATCGGCATTTGATATGACATCGACCAGGAAACAGGCCTTTCTGCCCCTTCCATGTGGCGCCGTCTTTCAGTAGGTAGATGCCTGGCCCATAACCAATGTCTTGCTGCGAAATTCCAAAGCAACTGATCTTGGCGTTCGGGTAACGCCCTGCAGGGTTGCCACTGACGCGCTCATCCTTTGAGGTGGAATGCTTGTAGCGGCTGATACCGATGCTCACCATTCGCCGACGCTCAACATCACTGTTGACCTTGTTCATTTGGTCAGCAGCGATCAGCCGGGCCTTGCGGTCACTGATCTCAACCTTTTGCTGCAACTGATCCATCAGTGGCTTTAGAGATACCCCGTTGGCATACCCATCGAGAATTACTTGCTCTACATCAGCAAAAAACTCCTTAGGGATCGACTTGATCTCGGCAACGTTGCTGGCGACCATTGCATCGATGTAGTCATTAACGCCCTCACTGGTCATTAAGGCCTGAGCGTCAATCCTGACAGTGCGGCGCAACTCCTTGACCAAATGCTCATCTGCCTCATCTGCGGCCATTTCAACCGCATGCAGAGCGACTTGCTCCGCCGGCGACTCGACAGGGCGTCGTTGTCGGCGGATCTTGCTGGCTGGTGGCTTGGCTTTTGGTCGATAAGCACTACCGCGCAGGTCGATGCTGAGGAACATGTTCGCCGTTGAGGCGATCAGCTCCACCAGAAGGTCAGAGTAGGACGCATCCTGAGTGAGATGCTTGGACGCCAGACTTCTGGCCTCCCAGTTGGCTCTCAGGTTGGGCACGATACGATCGCGTACTGCTAGGGCCATGGCATCAACTAAATCAAGCAACTGCCGACGATAAAACGCCTCAGCCTTTCTCGTCGGCCGGATCACCGCCCGCGATTGATACGGGCTTTCGGTCGATTGCTTCGCCTGTACGCTGAGCATTGTGAGCAGTCTCCATATGCTTGATCTCTTCCTCGGGGATATCGAACTCCCCGGACGCATTGAGCTTCTGCATGACCAAGTAAGCCGGAACACCCTGAGCGATTCGGATATCATCCGCCTGTGCGTTGGCGTTGCGCGTCTGAGCTAGCTCCAAACCGTCTGGCTGATCGAGTGGTCTCCACTGGAACTCGTAGTCGGCAGGGAACTCGCCCAGCGCTGATCGAACCAAAACCTGATCCAATCGCTCCAGTACTTGCCGATAGGGGCCTTCCTGCTTGCCTCTCAGACCGTTGTAGTAGTTGTCCATGTCGCCTTCGCCGGAATTCCCGAGCCCCTTGGCCTGAACGCCCCAGAGGCGAGTCATAGGAATGTGAGCGGCGCCAGATATCCATGTCATCAGCACCGTAAGGATATCGCCCAAGCCTCCGAAGGTTACGCCCTTGCGATCAAACACCTCCTTGCTGTCGAGCAGCGCCAACGAGTGGGCTGACTTCATCAGGTTGAAGATCTTAAAGCGGTCGATAGTCGACTTCTCGGTGTCTCCAGCCGCCAGAGCACTTTTCAGGCCTTCAACGGTGACGGTGTCAACGTTTGCCGTCTGAATCAGCTTGGCAATGCCGCCTTTTGACTCGACGACATCGCGCAAGTCTTCTAGGCAGCGCCGCATCTCACTGTCATCCCACATGCCGTTGAGTTGGCGCAGGCGCATGGGCAGCATTGCACCCGGCAGCCGCACCAAATGCGAATAGTGAATCCGCGTGGCTCCGCCGTAGAGCAGGTAATAGTTCGGCAGCATGTAATTCTCTGCCAGGATATCCGTGTAGTTCCAGTCCTGGCCGCTGATATACATCCGGTCAATGACGCGGATGGCCTTGAGCGATCCTTTCTTGACTTGGTTGATGTTCAGGGGCTTGCTGAGATCCTGATCGGTCAACATCACCATCACTGCGCCGCCGTAGAGTCGAGCCCATTTAATGCCTTCTTGGAAGCGTTGCTGGATGCAAAGGCGCTTTTCCTCCGCCATGATCAAATCAGCGTTTTGGTGCTGAAACTCCCGCCACTCACGGGTCGCATCGTCCACGGGAATGTCGATAATGTCTCGGGCGATCCAGTTTTCCGAGTAAGCCGCCTCGTACTGAACGAAATCCTGGTAGGTGCCGAACTGGAAGCTTGCCCCCGTGCGACTGTCCCTCCCAGTACCAAGACCGGTGTAAAGGTTCACTAATCCATCGCGCGTGACCATGCTGAAACCACCAGCCTTGTCAGGCCGCAGTCTCGGTTTATTTGATTTCATGAAATGCCTGACTGGTTACGAGGTGACGCCAGAAGCGGCAAGGAATTCTTCCAAAGTGCTGTCCCATACACCGGATGCAACGAATATCGAGGTTATTTCAGAGGCCACCGTGGGCTGCAACTGCTCGATAAGAATCTTGTAGCCGGTCTCGTCCATGTTGAATCGGTCGTAGGATTGAATGGCGACTTCAAGCGTGGTGGCCACTGCAGACATCCTCCGGCGATTACTGCCTAACAGCTCCTCCGTAGGCGCCCAGTAAATGTACCACTTACCTTGCCCGCTCCAGTTCCAACCGTTATTCATGATGAAAGCCTCATGTTGGGTGGGTCACTCAGGCTTCACAGCCATGATCCATAATCTAGATGCCCCCCCTCAATGAGGTTGTCACTGATGGCGTCCATCCAGGTATCAACGATGTCATCGTTGTCGTGGCTGTCGTCGGCGCTAAATGCGGCAAACTCAGCAAGGGCGGTGGGTACCCAGGAAGTTGACCCAGCTATAGATCCGTCGGCATAAAGCACATGTGAAAGTCGTTCGCCATTTTCATCGTATGTCGCAGGAATGAAGACCTTGCCAGTCTTGATTTGCGGTACCACGTTGAGTGCTCGAACCAGCTTATTCTGTCCTTCGCCGCGCGGGATTTCCTTGATAGGTATCTCTTTACGCTTTTTAAGTGTGGTGATAAGGCCTTGCCCAGCCTGTTTATCCTCAATCCCCATATCTCGGATCGGCATTGGTCGGCGACGGTCGTACGGCTTCCATTTGTCCCATAGCTCAATGGCCTTGTTGAGCAAGTCTTCGGGATCCCACTTTCCCCGCTCAACATCAAGTACGTACAGGTTGCCGTCCACCCCCATGCCCACCAGGGTGAACACGGTATAGTCGTTGTAATCGTTGACCTTACCGCTGTTGGTGTCCACGTAGATCGCACGGTAGGCCAGGTGTGGCGCCCGTGTGTAGGTGCCGAACCAGTCTGTGTCGAATATCCCACCAGTGAGCAGCGCGGGCTTCTGCTGGTATTGCGAGGTGAACGTGTAGTTGTCACGCTCCCACAGCGCCACCAGGTCGCCGACATACTCCATTTCTGGCCAGTAGGACCAGTACCGCACTCCGCCAACCTCAATTGAATCAGTGTCCTTGATCGTGTCCCAGCATTTAGCGCGCCAGGGCTCAGGCAGGCTGTCCAGATACACCTGATCGACCAGGGCCGGTATCCAGATGTGCTTGAACTCTAATCCCATGCCACCGGACATCATGAAGCCAGTGGCGTCCAGGGTGTGCAGGCGCTGCTGGATACTGACAATAGGCGTGGCGTTGTCCTTGGACTTGTCGCCACGCCGACTGCGGATGGTGTTTGTTAGCATGAGGTTGGCGCTGTTGCGCTTCGTCTCGCTGAACATATCCACCGGCTTGTTGAAGTCGTCCAGCATGATGACGCCAGAGAACAGCGGGCCGAAATATCCGCCCCGGCCACCAGTGATCTGGCCACCAGCAGATTTGGATACCGTCTGGCCAATCGAGCGGCCTTTGTCATCGACGATCTCCCACTCTTCCGCCTGATTGACCCCGAACGAACAAGGCCACAGGGCTTGATAAGGCTCGCTGGCAATGATGTCGCGGGTTCGGCGGGAGTTACGCTTCACCAAGGTGTCAGCGTAAGAGATGTTCAGGTTACGAAACCGATTGAGCTTGCCGTCGCGGACCAGCGTGTTCACGTACACCGGGAAGTGAACAGAAAAGAACTCTGTCTTAGTACCGCCAGGCGGGACGTTGATGATCAGGTTGCGCGGCTGCAATGTGCCAGCGATCAGGTCATCAATGGACTGAGCCATGTATTCGTGATGCCAGTTCACCAGCAGTCGGTCGCCCTGTATCAGCTCGAACCAGATGCGAGTAAACGAGAGGAACGACTCCAAGGACATATCAGCGACCGCGACACGGTCAGGAAAGCTCAGGTCTTCCCATTCGATAATCGCGCTCATCGTCAAACCTTCTTGTTCAGGCGCTCCTGTAGAGACTGCCGGGCGGCAACGTAATCACTTGGCTTATAGTTCGGCGCTTGGTCCGCATCACCCTCTGGCAATGTGTCCAGACCATAGGCTTGGCGCTCCAGGCCGACGAGAGTCTTCAGCGTATCGCCTAAGTCCTTCATGGTCTTGGTTCGATTCGGTAGAGCGCTCATCTTGCTGGCCAGCTTCAGCACATCAGCCATCGCATCACCGTCTTCGTGGTCGCCATCCTTCAACTGAGCAATTAGCTCCTTGATGGTGCCCTGCTCATCGGTGAGCGATTCCAGCTCATCAAGCAGTTTGTTCACCAGGCGCCGGGAGCGGCCAATGTCGGTGCGGTGACCAATACGGATGTCCGCAATGACCTTGGCATTTGAATCCACCTCCAAGCGTTCGGATACCTTGGTATCCGTGGATACCTGAGTGGATACCGCGCTTTTGGATACCAGCGAATCAGCCTTGGCCTTGATCTTCGCATTGAGATCACGCACCCAGCCATCACGCCTGGCGCGTTTGTTGATCGCGCCATGGGTAATCCCTTCGGATGCTGCAATCTCTCGCACGGACAACAGCCCAGCGCGGTAGAACTGTTCGATCCGCTCCCAGTCTGGGGCTGTCTTAGTCATGAGTGAGCCTTATACGATCCCCTCGACAATCTGTCGGCGGATCTCATTGATTTTGTCCAGGTGGTAATACTCGCGCACATGCTCTGAGAGCTGCTGTCCACGCTCTAGGCGATAACCTTCGTCATGCATTAGCCGATCGGTGCATTCGCGCCAGTCAGTACTGCCCGACGCATAGTCCACCACGGCGTAGTCGGTAGGGTTCAGGTAAGGGTGAATGTCAGATACCACTATGGGCAGGCCTTTCGCGCCAGCCTCCAGCACCTTCAGGTTTGACTTGCACAGGTTGAATTCGGTATCAACCAGCGGCGCCAGAGCAATAGCATGGCCGTCATACAGGCTCATGTAGCCTTTGATATCGGTCTCGGGCTTGTAGCTCACCTCGGGGCCGAATAGGGCCTCAATCTTCCGCCACTCATCCCGCTCCGGGTTATGACCTGCAATCGTCAGGGCACTCTCGTCGATATGCCCAGTAAAAAGCTTCATGTCATGCCGGTGTGTGGTTCCAGCGACGTAGACCATGGCGCGATCGCTTACCGTGTCCTGGGAGAGAGTAAACTGGCCACTGTCGAACGGTAGCGCGTTTGGGAGTATCTCGATGCGCTTGGCGTAGGGCTTAACGACCTTTGCCAACGCCTCGTTGGTACAGGTGACCAAATCAGCCAATTGAAGCGACTGCTTGATGGTTTCGGCCACACCATGCCTCTTGAACGCCTCGTACATGACGTGATGCGGCCCCACTTCAAAATGGTCATCAATGTCGCAGATGATCTTTATCCCGCTCGCCTTCATCGCTATCAACGATGCAATACCGTGAGATGGCTGACGATTGAACACAAACACAGGCGCTTTCGGGTTAGCCTCAAGCCGACCGTACGGCATGATTATCCGATGATAATCACAAGAGGTATGCGGACGAATATCCAGCATCAGGTTGCCGCGACGTGCGACGGGATTAATAGAGGCGCTCATCAGCGTTCCTGATCAAAAGGGTAATAGACCTGATCGCCATTGAGCTCGGCATCGAGAATCGGCTTGTTGACCTGTATGTAGGCCTGCTTCTCTTCCTGCGTGAGGTTTTGCAGCAGCGTCTCGCCATACACGTCTTCGGAATGGATATAGCCCAAGGTGCGAATGGGTGACGGGAATCCACTTCCATTACCAGCCAATCCTGAGCGAATGGCGCGGAACGTGTATCCGGTGTCCTCGTGGCCGTACCGAACGTAGCGGGTGTTGTAGAACCCCACCTCTTCCAGCAGCCTGCGGGTGTACATGGCGAACTGGACCAGCATGCCGTTCCAGTAAATCACCTCACCGTCTGCGCCACTCATGCCGGCATTGAAGATGTCGGGCAGCCCAAACAGGTGGATGCCGGTCTTCTGGTGCTGCTCGACGAAGTAAGCCTCCCAACCGGTTCGGGTCGGGTAGCAGTCATCGTCAAAAAGAAAAATAACCTCGCAGCCTTCCTCATACAGGTGCTTCAGTACCTGGTTACGCGCGTGGGCCGGGCCCTTGCACTCAATGTCGGTGTAGATATGCAGGAGCGAATCCGAAGCCAGCCTGTAATCCCGGATTGGGCGAACGCCCATAGTGATGACGCCGACACCTACCTTCATTACATATATCCATGGAAAGAGAAAAGAAGCCCGGCAAGGTCCAGGTACTGCTAATCAGCGCTGCGATGCGGCAGCTTGATATCTGCAAGACGGTCCGCCCAATCACTGATCTTCTTCACACCGATAAACCCAATGCCAGCGCCCAGCGATGCCGTCAGGTTCTCCGGCAA